TACAACCTTGAATATGAGGTACAGACTACACAAAAAGATGTTTTTATTCAAATGCTCATTCTGGCAATACATATAGGAGAGTTTTATGATAATGAAGCGGATGATATAAAAGAAGAGTACAAGGAACTGCTAAAAGAAATTAGTATGGTTGGAAATTTTGAGTAATATATTATAAGGATAAAATATGCGTTCACTGAAAAAGAATAAACAACCGTTCTATTACGCCACCTACGATGCCGAGAAAAAGGTATACGACCGTGACGAGGACGGAAATATCAAGTACATAGAGATTGACGGAGAGAAAAACCCTGTCGAGATAGGAACAGAACCAGGTTATAATGACCCGGTTCTTTTTTATGCCAACATTTCCGCAGGCAAGGGCGATGTGCAGGCTGACGTGTTCGGAAGTAGCGTTGACTATTCCCGGACAATTTCAACTTGTGATATGGATTGCCCAATTACCAAGCTGACACGGCTATGGATTGGCTGTGAACCACAATACAATGAGGATGGTTCTGTGAATGGCGATAGTGCCAATTATGAGGTTGCCGCACCGCCAGCGAAAAGTCTGAATGGGATTGTGATTGCGATTAAGGAATTGCCGGAGGGTTGATATGGAAAACAGAAAAATCAATATTCTTGGAACTGAATATCGGATTGAAACCCACAAAGTATCAGAGGACAGTTATTTGGAGAAAAATAAACTGGCTGGATATTGCGGAGAAGATAGCAAGCTGATTGTGATTGCTGATATGTCAGAGGAAAATTATTTCTCTGGCATGGATGAAAAAGAGCAAGAGGTATATCGAAAGAGAACCTTAAGACACGAAATCATGCACGCATTCTTGAATGAGAGTGGATTATCCGATTCCTCAAATCAGCATGGCAGTGCGTGGGCGAAGAATGAGGAAATGGTTGATTGGTTTGCTATCCAGTCTCCGAAGATTTTCAAGGTGTATGCGGAGTTAGGTATTCTTGATATGCCGGTTCCGAGTATTCTACCATTGGAAACAGGAAAATTTTCTACTGAATTGCAACAGGCTAAAGTCGCACTTGAAAATTTAGGAACAGGTTTGAAAAGGTTGAGAAGCCGGTATGAGTAAAACAATCACATTCGGCTTATCTGTAGCCGAAATCGACAAAGCAATCAAAGAGTTGCGTGAATACCAAAACAGCCTTGATGCCAAGTGTGAAAAGCTATGTGAGCGACTTTGCGATGAGGATATTCAGATAGCACAGACACATATCGGCAGTAGCGGATTTGGCAAGTATATCCGATTATCCTCTGAAATTACACCGGAAAAAGCCGGGTGTAAGGCAATGTTTTTCATGGAAGATTTGCAGAAGATTATCAGCCAATGGCAGAATCAAGACGGTATTCAGAGCAAAGAAATCTCTCCGGCACTCATGCTAGAGTTTGGTGCTGGACTTCCGGCACAGAATCCGGCAAACATTCCGGGTGTTGGAACTGGTACTTACGGTACGCATGGAAACGAACCGGGATGGTGGTACATGGATTTACAGGGTGTTTGGCACTATTCAAGTGGTACGTCTCCGAAGATGCCTATGTATAATGCCGGGAAAGAATTAAAAGAGAAAGTTGTGAAAATTGCGAGGGAGGTGTTCAAGTAATGTCATTTGAATGGAATACATTTTACACACACTTTGAGAAAAAAATAAAAAAAGAATATCCCAAATGCAAGGTCGGGAGGTATATTACTCCAAAGCAAGCAGATTTCCCATATTGCGATGTAGCCTTGAGTGATATATCCGGTGGAAATTATGATTTGGAAGGTAACGAGGGTTCGCAGACACCAATGATTACCATATCGGCATATGCAACCGGAAGTCTTGCGGATAACACTTGCTATTCGATTTGCAGTAAGGCGAAAGAAATTATGCTTAAGTATGGTTGGCAGTGTAAAGCCGGTCCGTTACCTGTTGCTAATGCAGCAGACCCGAATGTAAGCCGTTGGGTTGCAAGATTTCAACGCATTTATGCAGATGGAGATGAGATAAAAGAGACAAATTAAAATGGTCCCGATATAAATGTCGGGAGCACATAAATGAAACCAAGGAGCCTAATGGCTCTTATTTTTATGCACCGGACGTTAATTCGAGAGACGTTCGCTGACCGCAGACAGATAGCGGTAGAAAGGAAAATATTATGGCAGAAGCAGAAAAAAAAGCGGTAAACACGATTGGAACTACTTTGGAAGTAAGTGAAGATGGAACGGCATGGTCAAAGTTATGCAAGATTAAGTCTTACCCGGCATTAGGTGGAGCACCGGATCAGTTAGAGACAACAGATTTGGAAGATGAATCTCAAACCTTTGTTCCGGGTGTACAGTCCATGGATGCTATGGAATTTACAGCAAATTACACTTTAGCAGCTTATACAACAGTAAAAGCAAAAGCAGGAAAAGCATTAAAGTACCGTTTGAAGATGGGAAAAGATGGAGTAGATGGCGTAGCCACATGGGATGGACAACATGCAGTTTACATCAATGAGGGCGAGGTAAATGGCATCCGTGAGATGACCCTTTCCGTATCACCTTCCACAAAGATTTCAGTCGGCGAAGCAAGCTAAGATTGATTGGAGGAAAATTTTATGGCAACAGTAAAAATCAACAACAAAACATATCAGGTTCCGGAATTAAGTTTTGCACATTCAAGAAGGATGGAGCAAATGGGACTGCCCGTAGAGGGTTTAATTGACAGAAAATATATCTTCACAGCCGTATCGGCATTTACCGCAGTTGTGGCAAATTGTGATGCTGAACAAGCGGATTACTTGGTAGAACAGCACATTATGGGCGGTGGAACACTTGAAGATATTTACAAAGCATATGCAGAAGCGGTACAGAGCAGTGGTTTTTTCAAGAAGCTCCTCGGTCTGGACAAAGCGGAGGAGAAACCGAAGAATACGAAGAAATCTACATTGCAGAAGACGGAACAGAAGTCATTGGAGAGCGGAGAGTAACCTTCTCCAGCCTAATTGATGATGTATGGCTCCCGGCTGCACTGCGAATGGAAATTCCATTGGATATATTCTGGGAGCTTAACCCAAAGTACATGTATATGTATCAGGATAATTACATCAAGGAGAAACAGGAACAGTTAAAACTATTGGATGTATCAGCATACTACAATGGTTTATATGTGCAGCAGGCAATTGCATCCTGTTTCAACAAGCATACGAAATATCCAAAGAAACCACTGTCTCTTGCGAAAAAGGAAAAAACCTTATCGCCAGAAGAAAAGTTTAAACTTTGGATAGAAGAATTTAACAGAAGATTCGATGAAAACAAGGAGTAGGCGTGTCAAAGCGTCTATTTCTTTTTACTGGCTATCAGAATGGGAGATAGTCACTAACCGCAGAAAGCAATAGGAAGTTGGTGGAAGCATGGGAGCAGAGATTGATCGCTTAGACATAAATATTGAAACACAGTCCACAAAAGCTGTTGCAGCACTTGATACATTGATAAAAAAGTTGGAAAGTGTAAGTGCATCAGTTGGGAAAATAAATGGAAGTAATTTAGCTAGTTTTGCAAATGGAATTGAGAAAATTTGTAAGGCGAGCTCTGGAATGTCAACAATTAATGCTAATAGCTTCAAGCATCTCGCCGATGGTATAAAAGCAATCAGCGGTATTCCTACTTCCAATATGCTAAAAACAGCAGTGAATATTCGTGTTTTAGCATCTGGAATGAATAAATTAGGTGCTGTTTCTCAAAATGCCAAGGATTTAGGAAATGTGGCTAATAACATATCTAAATTGGGTGGGAAGAACATAGATAAAGCTATTGCGAATATGCCGAGAATTTCAAAGGCATTGAATGAAATGATGTCTACACTATCAAAAGCTCCTGCTGTTAGCGGAAATCTTATTCAGATGACCAATGCAATCGCCAATTTAGCGTCCCAAGGTGCAAGAGCAGGTTCGATTCCAAGTGCGGATAGTGGCGATGCGACTAAGAAAACATCGCTGTTATCAAGAGCATTTAATACACTTACGTCATCCATCGGAAAATCACGCAAAGGATTCAGAAGTTTTTCACAAATAGCAGGGTCGTTCTACGCTAATTTTTTTCTAATCATTCGTGGATTTAAGGCAGCATGGAAAGCGGTAGAGTCCTCAATGGACTATGTTGAAACATTCAATTATTGGAATGTAGCGATAGATAAAATCGGAAAAGAATTTGGAAATCAGTTTTCAGAATATGGACATGAAAGTGCCGATTCATATATAGACTCATTTAGGGATGGACTATCTGAATTAACGCAAAAAATGACTGGGTATAGCATAGGTAAAGCTGGCGACTTAACGTTTACGGGAAGCAAGAATCTTGGTCTCGACCCAGAACAGTTAATGAACTATCAGGCTAAAATTTTATCTGTCACTAATTCTGTAGGTCTTTGTGGGGAAATAAGTACAAATACAGCAAAAGCATTATCCATGTTGTCTGCTGATATGTCATCATTTACTAATCAAGACTTAAGTACAGTTATGACCAATTTTCAAAGTGGTCTTATTGGACAGAGCCGTGCATTGTATAAATATGGTATTGATATTACAAATGCCACATTGCAGACATATGCATATGAAAATGGGATTACAAAAGCTGTTTCAAAAATGACTCAATCGGAGAAGATGCAGTTACGTTTGATTGCAATTTTAGACCAGTCAAGGGTAGCATGGGGAGACCAGGCGAATACTATTAATACAGCATCCAATCAGTGGAGAGTTATGAAGCAGCAGATTTCTAACCTTGCACGCATATTGGGAAATTTATTTTTACCAATAGTGAAAACAGTTCTCCCAGTGGTCAATGCTCTTGTAATGTCCTTAAATCGTTTATTTACAGCTCTTGGATTTCATTTATTTGGTGCAAATTGGCTAAAAGATTTACAAGATGAAACTTCTGGTGGGTACAGCGGTAATGAGGAGATAGGCGGTATAGCAGATGATGCAGAAGATGCGGCAGACAATTTAGATGACGCAAATAAAGCAGCTAAGAAGTTACAGGCAACATTACTAGGATTTGATGAAATCAATAAATTAAATGATGATAGCGACAATAAATCTTCTGATAAAGATGATGATGGTGGCGGTAGCGTGGATTTATCGAAAGCCATAGCTGACGCATTGGATAATTATGAATCTGTATGGAATGCCGCACTTGAAAATTCGGAAAACGAAGCACAAAAGATTGCTGACGCCATTTGTGATGCATTTAAGCGAGGAGATTACGAAGGAATCGGAACCTATATCAGTAATGGAATCACAAATGCTCTCGAAAATATCGAGTGGGACAAGGTATATAAAGTTGCAAGTAATTTTGGCACAGGACTTGCAGAGTTCCTAAATGGATTGATTACACCAGAATTATTTAGTGCATTAGGTGGTACAATTGCAGGATCTTTAAACACAGCTATTTACACAGCACTTTCCTTTGGAGAAACCTTTGACTGGACGAACCTCGGAGAATCTATTGCAGCAGGAATTAATCGCTTTTTTAAAGATTTTGATTTCAAAGCATTGGCAGAAACATTGAATGTATGGGCAAAGGGACTCATAGATGCACTTACTACAGCATTAAGAAAAACAGATTGGAAAAAGATAGGACAATCTATTGCAACATTCATTAGCGAAATAGATTTTTTGAGTATTGCATGGAAACTTGATAAGCTCGCACTTAGTCTAATCAGTGCTATTGGAGATACCATAACGGGATTTGTAGAGACAGCTCCAATTGAGTCCGCTATCGTGGCACTTTTCATGGGATTGAAATTTAGTGGTCTGGGTGGAAAGCTGGGAGGACTTATTGCACAAAGACTTGCAGAGCAAGGAATCACATTGAGAAAAGTAGTGATAGGATTGGGACTTGGATTAGCCACATTCAAATTAGCTGATTCCAATAATAAAATATCTAATCTTATTGGTGCTCCAATCACAGCATTTTTAGCGTCTCACACCATGACTGGAAAGATGAAACTTTCTCTAAAAGTTGCAGCTATTACGCTAGCATGGGAAGGTGGAGAAAACCTTGGAAAATTAATAGGAGAAAAACTTTTCCCGAAGGACAAAGATTACTATAAGGATTTCAAATGGTTTGGAGACGGTGGATTTTTTGATACATTTCTCTCTTCTATAGAAGATGGCTCCTATAGTGAAGCAATGGCACTATGGAAGCAAGACATTGATGATTGGTGGGAGCCTTGGAACGAAAAAGCCAAAGAAATGGAGCGAAAGAATGATGAGATCTTTGTGGAACTCAAAAGCACAGTAGAAACTAAGTGGAATGAAATTGTAAACTTCTGGGAAAAAAAGAAACCACTTAAAGAGATAAAAGCAACTTGTGAAGAATTTAAGAAAAAAGTAAAAAAGAAGTGGTCAAGTGTAACAGATTACTGGAAAAGCAAGCACCCTCTTGAGGAAATTAAGACCACATGCCAGAACATCAAAGAAAAGGTCCGTGAAAAGTGGAATAAAGCCATTGATTACTGGAAAACCAAAAGAGCATTAAGCGAGGTTAAGACCACATATCAGAACATCAAAGAAAAGGTCCGTGAAAAGTGGAATAAAGCCATTGATTACTGGAAAACCAAAAGAGCATTAAGCGAGGTTAAGACCACATATCAGAACATCAAAGAAAAATTAAGAGAAAAGTGGAATACGGCTCGTACTTGGTGGAACGATAAGAAACCAAGTTTAAAAAAGATATCCGCGGAGTTCCCAGACATATTAGGAGGATTAAGGGAAAAATGGACTGAAATGAAACGCTGGTGGGATGGCTTAGGACTTAAATTCCCATCAATTAGTATTGGAAAATTCCATATTGAATATGACAAGGATGGATTTGCGTCAAAATTATGGAAAACGTTTGGTTTTGACGGAACACCAAATATATCCTTTTATGCTGGCGGTGGATTCCCTGAGACAGGCGAGCTGTTTATGGCTCGTGAGAATGGTATTAACGAAATGGTCGGAAAGATTGGTAATCGTTCAACTGTTGCCAACAACGATCAGATTGTAGAAGCGGTATCTGCCGGAGTTGCAGACGGTGTTATGCAAGCCATGATGGCAGTCATGGGTGGTTCACAGCAGAATCAAGCACCAGTAATTGAAAATGTATTTAAGGTTGATAGTGAAACCTTATACAGAATGACACAGAAAGGAAAGGCAAAATACGATAGTAGATACCATGTAGTAACAGAGTTTTAAGGCATCATATCATGGGATGTCTCTATTATATGGACATTTCCCGGCTATTTACGATAGATAGTCGCAAACCTAAAAGAATTGTAGGTGGTTAATCATATGGCAATGATTTCGGTAAATGGGACGGCAATAAAAACGCCGTCCTCTTTTAGTTGGGGGTTGCAGGATGTATCAGATAGTGCGTCCGGCAGAACACAGGACACGATCATGCACAAGAATAGAGTAGGACAGAAAAGGAAAATTGCTCTTGGCTGGAATAATCCGACCAAAGAAGAAGCGGCGGCTATATTGCAGGCATTTAATCCAGAATACATAAATGTCACTTATCCGGATGCCATGAGCGGTACGGATGAAACAAGAGAATTTTACGTTGGTGACAGATCAGCACCAATGAAGATGTGGACTGTTAAAAAGAAAATCTACTCACAAATCAGTTTCGATATTATTGAGAGGTAGGTGGTCAAGTTGCTTGATGTATCAACAGAATTTAAAAATGAGCTGTTTAATGATAATCGAGATTTTCTTCCGTTCTTAGATATTACGCTACGGAACGGGAAAGTTTTGAATTTAACAAGGAAAGATGTGTGGCAAAATTCCATGAGCATTGAAGATGCAACGTCGGCAGGCAATACATTTACGATCGGTGCTGCAGTTACAGGTAAATTGACCGTTACGCTTAATAATATCTACGATGATTTCAGCGAATATGATTTTTCGGATGCTACAGTAGTTGCTTATGTGGGATTACAACTATCTAACGCATTGGAAAAGGTTAGAGTTGGCACGTTTGTTGTGGATGAGCCAAGCTATGATGGCTCTACGATAAGCCTGACTTTTCTTGATAATATGGTTAAATTTGATAAACCATATAGCAAAAGTACCTTGCAATACCCGGCAACATTAGGTCAAATTCTTGCAGATGCTTGTAATTGTTGCGGTGTCTCACTACAGTCTGCAAATTTTCCAAACAAGGGATATGTGGTCAAAAATCGTCCTAAGGACGATGCGTTAACCTTTGGAGATATCATTGCGTGCGTAGCACAGGTGGCAGGATGTTGGGCGAAAATGGATGTCTATGGAAGACTGAAACTTGGTTGGTACAATATGTCTGTTTTTGAGAAAAACGCTAATTTGAATGGTGGTACATTTGAAACTAGCACAACTCCATATTCGGATGGAGACACAGTAGACGGTGGTAATTTTAAAGATTACTCATCTGGTGCATCAATGGATGGTGGAACATTTGTTGATCAGAAAGCATACCATCATATTTTTTCAACAAAGACATTTACGATGTCTACCGATGACGCAGTAATCACAGGAATTAGGGTTACAGAAGAGTTTGAGGAAACAGAAACCGATAAACCGGCAACAAGGCTGGTTGGAAACGAGGGGTATGTAGTAGAAGTTTCCGGAAATGCACTTATTCAAAAAGGAGCAGCACAGACTGTAGCAAATTATCTTTATAATCGCATAGGTGGTATGAGATTTAGACCACTTGAGGTAGAATGTCTTACAAATCCAGCTATTGAAGCCGGGGATATTGCATATGTTACAGACCGAAAACAGAATAGTTACCAAACGTTTATATCAACGAGAGAGTTCCATCTTGGAGGTACGGAAAAGATTGTATGCGATGCAGAAACGCCACTCAAGAACAGTCAAACAAGATTTTCAGAAATGACAAAAGCTGTTGTTAAAGCACGAAAACAGACACAAAGGCAATTAAGTGCATATGATTTAGCTGTCCGGCAATTAACAAATCTTATGACACAATCTTTTGGTGTATTCAAATCAGAGGAAGTGTTAGAGGATGGCAGTATTATTTATTATATGCATAACAAGCCGGAGCGAGCGAAAAGTTCTACCATTTGGAAAATGACAGCAGATGCATTTGCAGTATCTACAGATGGTGGACAGACGTGGAATGCCGGAATAGATTCACAGGGGAATGCGGTAGTGAGTGTATTAAATGCTATTGGAATTAATGCTGACTGGATTAATGCGGGTAGTATGTTGATTGGCGGAGCATACAGAAATCAGGATGGCACGATAACGGTATGCGATGCGAGTAATAATATGATTTTCAAAGTTAGTAAGAGCGGAATCATTATTAACACCCAGAATTTAAAAGTGGCACAGAATGGAAACATAGAAGTCACCGGAAAATTGGTTGGCATGGATAAAATCTATCTTAGAAATACAACAAATGGTGTAGACAAATCAGTTATTCAATATAAATATACGAAAGAAAATCAGCAGTACCAATTTTTGACACCGGATGGAAAGATTTTTTTAGAAACATCACAACAGGAAACACCGTTGTATTTTCCATTACTAACAAAATTAAGATATGCGGAAATCGGAAAATTAAATCAGGTAAGTACAGATTTTGCTACAACAAAGGGGACATATACCACAGAAGCAGGATACACCGTAGTAGATGTAAGAAATTATGTTGTAAGTGGAACGGTAAGAGCATCTGGTGCGTTTATAGAAATTACAGGTAAGATAAATCTAAAATCTTTAGAAGCAGGACAAAAAATAGAATACGACCTTGCTAATTCCGCTATGGAAACAATGCCAATACCAAGCGGCTATTTGCCGAAACACGACAGCGTGCAAACAATTGCCGTGATTGGGACAAGGGTCATTTATATAAGGCTAAATAAAGAAGGAGTGTTGCTTATGAGAAATTGCGGTGAAAAATACGAAAATACCGATGGTACAGATGTTCATTTTAGATTTGACTATACACTAATGTAGTAAAGGAGGGTGAGAGATGGCGATTCAGATGAGAAAAGGGTCAAAGGATGATTTCGACCCAACAAAGATGTTGCCGGGAGAATGGGCGGTATCTATCGACAGTGATACGAGCAAGCAAATGGTATGGATGTGTTTTAGAGCTGGTGTTGTAAAACATATGGGGACATATGAAGATTTTAAAGAACAGATCAGAGATGCAACCAAAGATATTCGAGATGAATACAAAGAAGAATTCAACACGATTCTTGACCAAATCGAAACTTTAGCAGAACAGACTTCTGCAAATACCAACATTGTGATACAGATAAAAAATGATTGTGAAAATACTTATCTGCCGCAGATGTTGGAATATGTGAACAGCGCATTGACATCTAAAAACAGTGCACTGGCAAGTGCGTTAGAATCTAAAAGCTATGCGGTTGGTGGAACCAATTCAAGGACAGGCGAGAATACAGATAACAGTAAATACTACAGTGAGAAGTCACAAGCAAGTAGCCAAACAGCACAGGCATATGCAACACAGGCAGAATCGGCAAGTGACGAGATTGTAAATCGTATTGATGAAGCAATATCGCAGAATGTTCCGCAATTTACAATTGATTTTACGACTGGACACTTAAAGTATCAAGGCGGTCGGTTTGATTTTTCAGTAAATGAGGCAGGACACTTATTATGGGAGGTAACTGTTTAATGAATGATGCAGGAAAAGTAGCGTTTACCCCTAAAGGGGCTTATAACAATACAGTCACATATGAATACTTAGATACGGTCGTATATGACGGGAATTCATATGCCGCACTCAAGACAACAACAGGTAACACACCGACAGATGACAGCGAATATTGGAAATTGCTTGTAAGAGGGGGCAGTTCCATACCAATTGCAACAGAAGATATCAATGGAGTAGTAAAAGCCAGTGAAGATATTGGCGTAGATTCAAATGCAAAGATGGTTCTCAAAACAGATTATACAGAGCAGACGGAATTAACTGAAATCGAAAGTGGAGAAACAAGAAAAACATTTTTTGGAAAGATTGCAAAAGCTATAAGCACATTAGTCAATCATATAAATATAAATGCAACATCTGCAAAAGCAGGTCATGTTAAGCTATCAAACTCATCCGCGGTCACGGACAGCACCGGATTGGCACTACCAGTTACCGAGAAAAATGCAAGTATAAGCGGGACGTTAGCCTATATGTTAGCCAATTTTAGCGGGAAATTAAATTTAATATGGTACAACACGGGAAGTAATTTTACGACTGATGATGCTACAGCCTTAAACGGATACAGAATCACAGCTCCTGAAGAATATATGATGTTTTTAATTTACTCAACGGCTGGAAACGTCTCTGTTTTGGGAAACTGGGACAACTGTGTTTCATATTTAAACCAATTTTTAAATGTATATAGTGATAACGAATATGCGACCGCAATTGCTTATCGAAAAGTAACTTTAGAAATCGCGCACGTCAGCTCCGGGGGCTATTTTAAAAATATAGTCTTTGATAAAGCCTATTATAAGGGCGTGGCAGCTAACAGTTCGACAAAACCTTATAACGGCAGTTGCGTACCGCTTAGGATTTACGGCATTAGAAAATAGGAGGTAGAAATCATGGAATTTATTAAAGCAAATGGCGTAGAGTACGCCTGCAAAGCAGTAGTCACAGGAATTAGCAGCATTACATTTTCGATGGAAGGACAGGCAGTATCAGACATTGAGAAAGCCTTTCGTCAGGTCACAGAGCTTACCGTAGCAGGAGAAGATAAAGAGGTTTACGGTACATACGAGCATCTGTCCTTTGAATCTGCCACCGTCTATGGGGACGGCAGTACTATGGTGACCATGCATATTAAATTGGACACAGAACTTCGTTTAGAAAGCCTTGAACAGACACAGGCAGAGCAGGACGAGGTTTTAGCAGAGTTGTTAGGGGGTGAAGTATAATGAGTAACGCAGCTAAAAATATCATGCTCCGTGTCATCCGCCGGAGAATGGCAGAGGGCGAAGAACTTGAGGATATCTTAGCCGGTTATCCCAAGCTGACGGATGCAGAGAAAGAAGAATTAAGAGCAGCGATCACAGATTAGAGCCTAAGCGCCTTGTATCAGAAGATACAGGGCGTTTTTGGATAAAAAGAAGAAAGGAAGTGTTAAAATGGCAAAATTATTTAACGGTATCAGCGTATGCGGTGGAGTCTTAGGAGGACTGCTGGCATATTTCCTTGGAGGTTGGGACGTGCTGTTAAAGACCATTGTGTTTTTAGCAGTGGCTGACTATGTGACCGGACTTATCAAAGCAGTTTATTTAAAACAGCTTAGTTCAGAGGTGGGTTATAAGGGACTTTTGAAAAAAATCCTGATGTTTATCATCATTGCGGTAGCATTTGAGATCCAGAAGTTTCTGAACCATGCAGTGGCACTTAGAGAGATCGTGATCACATTCTATGTGTGTAACGAAGCCATCAGCCTGTTAGAGAATGCAGCAGAGTTTATTCCGATTCCGGAAAAGTTGAAAGAGGTATTGATCCAGTTAAGAGACAAGGAGGAACAGTAATGAAGGTATCAGAAAAAGGATTGGCAATTATCAAAAAATATGAGGGATGTCGGTTAACGGCATATGTTTGCCCGGCAGGAAAGTTGACGATCGGGTATGGACACACGAAAGGCGTGAAGAAAGGACAGAAGATCACACAGGCACAGGCAGAAGCCTATCTGCGTGAAGATGTGGCAGGTGCCGAGAAAGCGGTCAATGCGATTGGAAAAGGATTCAATCAGAACCAGTTTGATGCACTGGTGTCCTTTACATACAACTGCGGATCAGGTAACTTAAAGACACTTTGTAAGGGTAGAAGCACAGAGCAGATTGGAGATAAAATTGTTCTCTACAATAAAGCCAATGGAAAGAAATTGAATGGACTGGTGAGACGGAGGGAAGAAGAACAGAGATTATATAAGACTCCGTGTGGAGCCGCCCAGCCGGTTCAGACTGTAAAAACAAATACAGGGGTGCAGACTATCCAAAAGGGCAGCAAGGGTGAAGCTGTAAGGAAGTTGCAGCAGGCATTGCTTAATCAGAAATTCAAATCCTGTGTTATTAATGGAAGAAAAAAGTATTTAGAAGTAGACGGAGATTTTGGCTCCATCACAGAGACAATCTTAAAGAGATGGCAGTCTTATAAAGGATTAAAAGTGGATGGAGTCTGCGGACCGAAAACATGGGCGAGCTTAGGGTACTAAGCAACAACAGAAAGGACCGCAAAAACGCGGTCCTTTAAATGTAAGTCATAAAGGGTTTATGTCTAACGTGCAGTATAGAAAGTTTCATATCTGTCAAAATCTTCGTAACATTCAAGTTCAATAGATTTTGATTTTCCCGGTTTCAATTCATCATCAGAATCGGGAAGGAGATATCCCATATCATATTCTACAAGTGTATCACCTTTAAAGAATAAAATCGAAACTTGCGGGAATTCGACAGGATCATCTGATGTGTTAGTACATTTTATAACAACATTTTTATTATTCTGTGTTTCTGAAATATCCAAATTAGATACTTTTGATTCATAAGATGATTTAGAATAATCAATGTTGTATTCAAATTTGGCAGGGGTTCCGTCATTAAAATAGAACTCCATTACAGATGCCTTGCCTGGCTCTAATGTATAAATGTCATTACTTGCGACAGATAAGGATTCGCCATTTTCATCCAATGCGGTTACTTCTGCTTCTATATCTACGGTCTTTTTAGAGTTGTTTTGGACTTTCAATATATATGTGTTGTCATTTCCTTCGCCGTAACGATATTCGGTAACTTCAAAATCGGAATCCTTGAGTTTATCCGTATTATCGGATTTCTTGTTAGATGAATCTTTGCTAGATTCGTTGTTTGAAACGGTGCCTGATTCATCATCTCCACCGCATGAAGCGATTCCAATGATAGCCAGTACGATAATGATGGCTATGATAATCCATTTCTTTTTGCTTTTTTTCTTTTCATTCTCCATAATAATTATCCTTTCTTTAAATTAAAATATAATTTTATGGGGAAGAGTACTTATAAGATTTCAAAACTCACGCTCCCCACATATAACAGTTGAATTATCGCACAAATATAAGGATATTGCAATACTTCCAGATATTACCAGTAGATTTTTTATGATGAAGATATAAAATATAGATGTATGGAAATTAAGATTTGGGAACAAAGAACAAAAAAGAGATGGGGATTAGAGAAACTGGAACAGAAAACGGGTATTAGCCATAGTGCATTACATAATTACGAAATGGGGAAACGTTCACCAAGAATGACACAGATGGAGGATATTGCAAAGGCACTTGATGTTAAAATAACAGACTTATTCGATTCCCCATATAAATAGTTTCCACAAACGTGGAAATATTTGTAAAAACTCTTTTATTCTCCCGCAAATGTGGTAATATGATGATAGCTTTTGTGGGAGAGAAAGGAGTGAAAATTGTATTATGCATGAAAGTACGAATGATATTGAAATGACAAACGATGAATATCGGGAAGAACTGCAAAAAATATTTGCCAGTGTAAATGAAAATTATAAACTTCGTTGGTTTTACTTGTTTGTAATTGAGAAAATGAGGAGTAGCAATTAAGCTACTCCTTATCATTTTTATTTTGTTCAGATAATGCTTTAGCTTGGATTTCGAGTATATTTAGCATTTCTGGGTTTAATTTTTCTGCAAGGGAAAGTAGACGCATAAGTTGCGGATTTTTGCTTGCTCTGGCGAGTACCGCTCCGCGTATATTTACATAGCTTTTATCTATATCATACCATTTCAGCACGTTGTTGATTTCGCCTTGCGGAATATCGCCGGTGTTAATCATTTCTATAACTTTGTTTTTTCCAAATGCAAAGAAATCAAAAGTTCTATCATCCTCATAATTCGTGTATACATGATATGAAAATTCTGCTTTCAAATATTTATCCAATTCTGTAGCTATATCGTCAGAACCGGATTTTATTTTTTCTAAACTATTATAACGAATAGCTGTAAGCTCGTTGTATGGAAGTAAACAACTATATTTTTCTTTCGCCTTTACTATTTTTTTGTGCAACTGTTCATGAATTGCGCAGTCAAATTCATCAAGTGGATTGTATTTCTGACCACATTCTTTACACTCTATTTCGTCATCTTTTCCAATTAAAAAATCCACAGACACGCCAAAATGATTAGCCAACGTTTGCAAACGTTCTGGCTTCGGTGTGCTTGTTTTCCATTTCGAGATTGAACCGTTAGAGAATCCTAATTCTTTTTCTAAATTCCCTTGTGATATTCCTTCCTTTCGTCTTAAAAATTCAATTCTTTCATACATATTCATATTTTCTAGCACCTTTACTGAAATATTTCTGTAAAATAGGGTTGACAAACAGAAAGTATTCTGTATAATAAAAAACAGATACAGAAAACTTTCGGTAAAATACTTTACAGAAAATAATAAGATTATTATTTACACAACATTGATATTTTAGAATATTTTCTGTAGAAAGTCAAGTATTTTACTGAATGTTTTCTGTAATCAGAAAGGAGATGATAATTTGATTTACGACACAATCAAGGCACTTTGCAAGAAGAGAGGACTAAGCGTTACTTCCGTCGAGAAAGAAGCAGGATTGAGTAACGGAGCAATCAGTAAGTGGAACGATTCTAGTCCTACCGTAGATAAGCTTAATGCGGTAGCTAAAGTCTTGAATGTAAAAGTTGATTGCCTGCTTAGACAGAAAGGAGAAGAATGAACAATTTACAGATTTTTAGCAATAATGAGTTTGGAGAAATCAGAACCGTCGAAATTGACGGAAATCCTTATTTCGTTGCAAACGATGTAGCAAACGCGTTAGGTTATTCAAATCCACGCAAGGCAATTATTGACCATTGCAAGGGAGTAACGAAACGTGACACCCCTACATCTAGTGGGGTTCAGTCAATGTCATACATAAATGAGGGAGATTTATACCGGCTTATCATGAAGTCGAAACTTCCAAGCGCAGAAAAATTTGAGAAGTGGGTTATGGAAGATATTCTTCCGTCTATCCGAAAAAATGGCGGTTACATAGTTGGGCAGGAAACCTTATCAGATGATGAATTGCTTTCAAAGGCATTGATGGTTGCGCAGAGGAAGATTGATGAAAAGAATAAACTGATTGCAATACAGGATTCTAGGATACAGGAAATGCGACCAAAAGAGATTTTCGCTGATGCGGTATCAACAAGCCACACATCAATCCTCATTGGAGATTTGGCAAAGCTGATTTGTCAGAACGGCTATCAGATAGGTCAGAAGCGGTTGTTTGAGTGGCTGAGAGAGAATAATTTCCTTATTAAAAGCGGTGCTTCAAGGAATATGCCAATGCAGAGATATGTTGAACAGGGATTGTTTGAGGTCAAGGAAAGTAGCGTACAGAACCCGGATGGCAGCGTAAGAATCACGAGAACGACAAAGGTTACAGGAAAAGGACAAATTTATTTTGTAAACAAATTTATTGAAAGGAGTAGCCATGAGCGAACAGAAGAAAATTAAACAGCTTGAAGAGGAAAATCGGAGATTAAAGGACGCAATCGGGGCATTAACGGAAGCAGTAAACGTATTTACGCAATCCGTAGAAAGCATTGGAATTTGCGATGCAAGTAAGAAAGTAGATACACATTTAGAAAAGGCACAGAGTACGTCCGAACAGGTAATCCAAACAGTGTTAAATCAATTTGGTGTAAAACATAGCATCAATGGTTATTTATATCTTGTGTCAGCGGTCAAAAGATGTCTTATGGACAGAAAAAACTCAACAACGTTGTGAAAGGATTGTATACGGAGATTGCAGAAGAGTACGAGACAACCACTATGCGAGTAGAACGTGCTATAAGGCATGCGATTGAAAGTTCATGGGAAAGAGGAAATATGAATGTGATAAACAATGTGTTTGGCTACACTGTCTTAGCGGCAAAAGGAAAACCAACAAACACTGAATTTATCGCACTGCTTACGGATTTTATTTCCTTGCATTATAAGGAACTTGAAAATGAAACATATAACGTTGGCGATTAGATAAGAGGAGGGTAAGCAGTAAATGAACAGTTCGGATTTAAACGATGCAGACATCACAATGATTAAATGTCTCAAAAAAGCCGGATTAGCTATTGAGCTGAATGACGGAAGAATTACAGGAATGATTGCGGAACCACCAGAGGAAATCAAAGTAATGGGATTTATGGGAAACGGAGGGAAAGAGTGAAGATAGGAAAGAAGAAACTTATAGCAACTATGCTGCTAATGTTTCTGTTCTCGGTATTGTGTGGAAATTCTGCAAAAGCAGATGTACATAGCATTGATCCGTATGGAGAACCAACAATGATTCGGGCAACCTGTTATACATGGACAGGGCAACCGTGTGCGAATGGTCAATATCCGGTGGAGGGATTATCAGTCGCAGGAAAAGAAGAATGGCTTGGCAAAACGATCATTATGTATGCGGTTGGAGATGATGGCGAAGTAGGAGATTTGATCGGATACTTTCAATTCACAGATACCGGTTACGGAATCAGCGTACCGGAATCAGAAAAAGGCACAATTCAGCTTGGACGCAGCATAGATGTGTATCGGGATAATGAGAACGGCGTCAATGAATGGATAGCCACATATGGCGATTATGTTTACATTCAGATTGTAGATGCAAAAGGATAAAGGCACAGAGAGAAAAACTCTACCATGCCTAAAGAACATTTATATTATATAGAACAAACGAGGGAAAATCAATTATGTATACAGAAAAATTTAAAAATAACAAGGTCGAAATAATGGGAAAAGTTACAAAATCACTTACATTCAGCCACGAACTTTGCGGAGAATCATTTTATGAATCGGAAATCACGGTATCTAGGTTAAGTGGTGTAGAAGACAAAATCCCAGTTCTTATATCTGACAGAATTATTGATATCGGCAAAGATTATACGGGAAAAACGCTATTCATTACAGGAGAGTTCCGCTCTTTCAATGCTGAAGGTGGAAAGTTGATATTAAATGTCTTCGTACACGAAATAGAAGTTTTTGATAATTTCGATGGTGGAGATTTAAACACAGTTGCTTTGAACGGATATCTTTGTAAGAAACCAACTTATAGAAAAACACCACTCGGCAGAAAAATTGCAGATGTTTTATTGGCAGTCAATCGGTCCTATGGAAAATCAGATTATATTCCATGTGTCTGCTGGGGAAGAAATGCTTTATTTGTAAGTAACTTTGAAGCCGGAGCGCACATTTATATGGAAGGAAGAATTCAGAGCCGCGTATACAAGAAAACATTATCAGACACAGAAATCGAAGAAAGAACGGCTTACGAGGTTTCTGTGGCGACAATCAGGGAGGAAATGTAAATGGGAAAGAAAAATTTGGATTACGTCTGTATTCCAAGGGATGAGTACGATGAACTGATCGAGTGCAGGACACATATAGACGCATTGTACAGATATATCACAAGTGAGCATACAACCAATATTAGATTGCGCGGATGCAAACAGGCAACTACAGACATGCAAACGGTCGAGCTTTTGAGCGGCTATGGGGAGAATGAAAGATACTTTGTAGGATTGGTGAAAGAATTTGAGAATGGGAGGAATGAAAAATGATTTTAAAATCGTTACATCTTGAAAATTTCAAGGGGACCAAGGATAAAACCTATGAGTTTGGTAAGTCCACCAGAGTGAGCGGCATGAACCGGATTGGAAAGACTACGATTGCGACAGCGTGGTTCTGGTTGCTGGCGGACAAGAACTATGAGCTGGTCAGCAATCCCAATATCCGCCCAGATGATGTGGAAGAGTGTGTACCTACGGTTACGGCGGTTTTGGATGTGGACAGCAAGGAAATCACCATTGCAAAGATGCAGAAGCGTAAGGTAAGTAAACCGGACGCAAACGGTATCTCCAAAATAACGCTTACCAATACATACGAGATCAACAGCGTGCCTAAGACGGAGAGAGACTTTAGAGCTGATTTGGAAGAATTGGGCTTGTCTTTTGACAATTTCCTTGTATGCTCGCATCCGGATGTATTTACCAGGCAGAAACAGGCAGATATGCGGAAGGTATTGTTTAAGTTAGCATCTGCAAAGACAGATGTGGAGATTGCTGCAATGAGCAAAGATACAAAGGATGTTGCGAAACTACTTGAAGCCTACAAGTATGAAGAAATCGAAGCCATGAATAACGCTTCCAAAAAGAAGGCAGTTGAGCAGTTAGATGCAATTCCAAATCAGATTGTCGGATTAGAGAAAGCCAAGGTTGATGTGGATGTTGCGGAACAGGAACTTGCCAAGGCTGATCTGGAACGGAAGATTGCCGAGGTAGACCAGAAGATCGCTGGTGCGGGTAATGCAGTAGAAAGTCTACGGCAGGAAGAAATGCAGCTGCAGTTCGATATGTCCGGCATTATGCAGACGATGAATATGGAGCTTTCTAAAAAGAGAAGTTCTACAGATGGATTGATTTGCGATTGCAATTATGAAGTCGATCGTATTCATTCCCTTATTTCCGGTAAAGAAAAGCAGATCACGGACAATGCCAAGGCTATTGCTGATGCAGATGCCGAGCGGAAGAAGCTGGGCGAGCAGTACAATTTCGAGAAAGCAAAAGCGTTTGATGAAACACCCTATCTGTTTGATGAATCCAAGTGGGTGTTTGATGAATCTACAACGGTTTGCTCTTTATGCGGGCAGACACTTCCTGCGGAAAAGATCGAGCAGTTAAAGGCTGATTTTGAAACCAGAAAGGAATTTGCCAAGGCAGATGCTGCGCGGAGATTGGCAGATGCCAAGAACAGCCTCATTGCCCAGAAGAACTCTAATCTGAATGAAATCAAGGCAAAGGGTTTCACAAAGAAAAGTCTGATTGAGGAACTGACAAAGAAAAATGCTGATCTGAATACGGAAATTGATGCTTTGAAGAAACAGGAACGGGATGCCATTGCAAAGAAAGAAGAACTTTCCAAGCAGTTATCCGAGATCCCGAGCGAAGCTGATTATTCGCAGAATGAAGAATATGTGAAGCTGAAAGCCAGACATAACGAGGTACTGGCAGAGATCGAGAGATTACAGGCTGCCGATGATGCGGAGATCGTAGAATCCATCAAAATCGAAAAGGCTGATCTGAAATCCCGGCTGGAAGAGGTCAACAAGATCATTGCACAGGCTGCCAATAACGTTCGTATTGACGAGCAGATCGCGGATATGCAACAGAAGCAGCGTGAGTATGAACAGGCAAAGGCGGATGCCGAGAAGATTCTCTATCAGTTGAAAGAGGTCTCCAAACGCAAGAATGAGTTGCTTGTTGAGGAAATTAATCAGCACTTTGGTATTGTCAGTTGGAAACTGTTTGATTATCAGAAGAACGGCGAATATAAGGAAGTGTGCGTACCTATGGTGGACGGCAAGGAGTTTGGAGTTACCACCAACACTGGCAGAGAGATTCAGGCGAAGCTGGATATTTGCAATAGTTTCCAGGGGTTCTTCGATATGTATGTTCCCATCTTCCTTGATGGTGCCGAAAGTTTGAACAACGAGTATATTCCGGCGGTAGATACACAGTTAATTCTTCTGACAGTGACAGAGGACAAGCAGTTGAAAGTTGAGGGTGTGTAGGATGAACAGTAAGAATATCAAGCGGCATTTAGGCAACAAACTGCGTGACTACGATGTGTATTTCAGAACAAAAGATGCGTGTATTGCAGTTGCAAAATACTATGTTGATAAGTGGAACGATATGCACAAAGATAAACCGGTCACGCTTATGTGGGGAGAAGGATTGGCAAAAGTAACTGGTAGTGATAATGGTGCAGTAAAATGCCTTGTTCGTTCTAAAGGAATTGCAGATGAGGATGAAGTGAGTGGGAATTCTATTGCTTACAATTTTGATTCTACAGCCGAGGAAGATGAAGCAGTTGGAATGGAGTACGAACAGGAAGAAACGAATTCAGATTCCAAAGGAAAATACAGACCGCGCTTTATTACGAGCAACGCAATAAGCCTTTCAAACAAGATTCAGATTGTTACCAGGTTTTATGGAAAAGTAGAGGAAATTCATAAGAATTATGATTTCGTTCATTGCACCTGTGCATGGAGTTCGTGGGATAACGAGGTATTCCTTCCACCTAAGGCGTTGGAGTGCATCATAAACAAGGAATTGTATTATGTAGGCTCTAAATATCCGCTTTGCTCTATCATCCGCACAAGAAAGTACATTGAGCGCGGCTACCATATCAACGCTGGTCAGTATGTAAAAATGTGTATGCAGTTGAATGAACTGGATTTGAAGGATGTGAAAGTCTTGGAAGAACAGTTGACTGGTGTAGATACAACTTACTTTCAGATGATGGTTGAAGCATTGCAGAAGCATATGGAAGAGACTGGCGATTCCAAGGTTGACACAATGTATGCAATGGAATTGATAAATAAATTATTTTAGAGAGTGAGGTATCAGAATGAATTATATCAAAGCAAAGTTTTCCAGTGGCTCCCGGAGTTATACATACCGCACCGAGGATTCTGTAAAAGCCGGTGACATGGTTGTAAATGCAAAGGGTGCAAAGCTGATGGTTACGGATGAAACCGTGGATATGAAGTGGGTAGAAACCTACGGTGCTGATAAGGTGGCAGTTGTGAAGAAGTGTGATGAACCGGAAAGCGGTGGTGACGATGAGAGTTAATCCATGTAGATATTGTGCATTGTCTGTAAACCTTAATGGAAAGCATTGTTCAAGGTATTCTTCCGAAGAGTGCGCAAAATGCGAGAACATTCAAAAACACAGGGAATATCTTTTGAGTCAGCGAAAATTCGCAGAGGGTGAGCAGATTACAAGCATTGAGGAACTTTTGAAACAGGAATGGGTAATGTGGTATCACAGTACAAAGCACATAGAGGTTTTCAAGAATATGCAACTCAATCTTGTTTTGAAATTCCTTAAAAATGGAGCATTTAGAAAAGCAATAAGGAAAGAAAGCGAGGATAAGTAATTATGGCAGAAAACACAGAATTAACAAAGGCAGAGGAAAAGAAAGAGGTTGCGCACAGTAACAACAAGGTTACGGACTATAGCCTTGGAATTTTTGGAACATCTGATAATTTCATTATGGCTATGCAGATGGCAAAGGCGTTATCAAGCTCAACGATCGTTCCATCAACATTCCAAAAGAACGATGCAAACTGTCTGATCGCTATTGAACAGGCGCAGAGATTAAAAGTAAGTCCGCTGATGGTTATGCAGAATTTGTATGTGATTCAGGGCAGACCGTCCTGGAGTTCAAAGTTTCTGATTGCGGCAATCAATAATTCTGATAAGTTCGATATGGAACTGCAGTTTGATGAAACAAAAACAGAAGATGGAAAACCATTTTCTTGTACTGCGTGGACTATGAAAAATGGTCGAAGAATCGAGGGAATGACGGTTGATATGGACATGGCAGATGATGAAGGGTGGACAAAGAAGAACGGTAGTAAGTGGAAAACCATGCCACAGTTAATGCTTCGTTACAGAGCGGCATCCTTCTTCTCTAGTCTGAATTGCCCGGAACTGACAATGGGGCTTTATACGAAAGAGGAAATGCAGGACAACGATTTTAAGGAATATCCGATGGAAGATTTGCAAGAGCAGATCAAGCGCGACATTTCTGAAAATGCAAACAGCGAAGAATTTGTCGTTGATGCAGAAACGATAGACGTTCCAGAAAGCAAAAGTGCAGCAGCCGAGCCGGATTCAACTTTGCAGAATGCAGAGGTTGTTGACGGAAATGATGCTGACTTGCCGGATTTTCTGAAATAGGAGGGCGAATATATGATCGTATGCAGTAAAGGCGAACTTATGGTGCATGGTACTGCTGGACAGCTTAGAGAAGAGTTTGCATATATCGTTATATCTCTTCTCGACAACTTCACAAAAGAAGAGTTGCAGGACGTGTTTGACACAGCGGAAACTTTAAAAGAAGGGGGTGAACAACGTGCGGATAATCAGTCAAGATGGAACAATTGATGTACCTTATGAAATCAGTTCTTTGAGCATGGCAGTCGGAAAATATGAAGATGTTGAGCATGCGGCTATTTATTGCCACAACTCTTCGACAGCAATGGGAACAAAAATGGCTGAATACAGTTCCAAAGAAAAGGCGAAGAAAGCCATGGAAGAATTAAGATGTGCCTATATGTGTCATAACCTTGTAAGGATGGGACACACGCCACCAAAGGGAATTGATGAAAAACTTACTATTGGTTTGTCTGGAGTGTTTCAGTTTCCAACAGAGGAAGAATTGGAGTAGCCTATGGAAGTTATTTCATTTTTAGAGTCAGTTCAGAAAGGTATGGCTGATAATATCTACAACTTTTGCAAAGATGGAAAATGCAGCCAGTGCGGTAACTGTTGCTCAAATCTCTTGCCAATGAGCAGAAAGGAAGTAGAGGTCATTCACCGGTATATTCGTAAGAATCATATCCAGGAGTGCAAACATCTGCTTCCTACTGCGAAGCAACCATATGACATGACTTGTCCGTTTCTTGATACCGGAAAGAGTTGCGAAAAATGCCGTATTTATCCGGTGCGACCGGAAATCTGCAAACAGTTCATTTGCGACAATGAGCAGAGAGCAAAGCACAACCGGAAGTTGTTAGGGCAGACACGAAGCATTGTCGATGTAAGAGAGGAGTTTTATGGATAAATATTTAAGTATTATTACAAATTTTGGGTGCCACGGCAAGTGTCCGTATTGCATCGTCAGAGAAAACGGTATTAAAGTGCCAAAAACAACACTTGGCGGTCTTGATAATCTGACCAAGGTTTTAAAAGAGACAAATAGAAATATTATTTCCATTTCCGGCGGTGGAGACCCATTACATGAGTATGAAAAGCATGTTGATTGGTACAGAAAGCTGTTTTCGATTGCGAATAATTATTATGTTAATTGTGCTACGTACAGTATTCCAATTGAAATGCATACAAGCTACATGACAGACGAAAGTACATTTCCGTTCTACGACTGCAAAAGAGTAGTGTATCATCTAAATACATTTGAGCAGTTGAAGCACATTCACAAAACTGGGAATGAAATCGTGAGAGTTGTTTATGTGGTAACAAAAGATTTCACACTTGAACAGATCATGAATATCGCAATGTTCGTAGCTGATAGTAACGAGATTGATGAGTTGAGTTTTAGACAGCTTGTTGATAAAGGGTATAAGGTCACTGATTATTGGCAGGACATATTGAGGTTTGGACACAAGAAATTGTGGTGGTATATCGAGCAGCACGATTATAACCTCTATTATGCAGAAAATAAGATTTATACAAAGTTTTCAGAGATTGGAGAAAGCAATGAAACTTAAAGTCTTAGGTTCCGGTTCGTCCGGTAACTGCTACATTCTGGAGAATGACAACGAAGCATTGATAATCGAAGCCGGGTTACCATTCATGGAAGTTAAGAAAGCATTGAATTTCAATGTAATGAAGATTAAGGCAGTAATCACAACCCATATACATTCTGACCATCATCAGTACTTCTTTCAGTATGTTAGAGCCGGTATTCCAGTGTGGGAGCCGTTCAAATTGATAGATGGAAATATCCTACAGTTTGGGAAAGAAAGCTTTAGCATACGAGCATTTGAAAACCGGGATAAGTCCGGCAGATGGCTACACAACAACGGAGACGGTTCAGAGTGCCCCTGCTACGGATTTTATATCACACACCCGGAAATGGGAAGCCTTGTGTATGTCACAGACACAGAATATGTCCGGTGGCGGTTTAATGGAGTGAATCATATCTTATGCGAAGCCAATTACGATATGCAATTTGTCAATCGGGACGAGCCAAACTATGAACACCGCCTACGAGGGCACATGAGCCTTGATACGGCACTTAAATTTATTTCTACTAACGATAACCCGGCATTGAGAAATGTCGTTCTAATTCACTTATCAGATAAAAGCGGAGATCCCGCACTATTCAAACAAAAGACAGAAGAAACAGTTAAATATGGAGCAAATGTTTATATTGCAGAAAAAGGATTAGAGGTTGATATGAACCTTTGTCCGTTCTGACAAATAATAATTTTGACCGGTCAATTTTATATATAGCAACTATTAACCATGCACAGAAAGGAATTTTTATGAATCCAATTGATTTAGCAGAATTAGCAGGCGGTGCATTGCAGGAAAAATCGCAGAAAGCATTGCAGGATGTTTTTGAGAATATGCAGGATCCTAATACACCGTGGAAAAATAAGCGAGAGGTAGTTATTAAATTAAAGTTCACCCAGAACGAAGATAGAGACGATGCAACTTGTGAAATTTCCGTAGAAAAGAAACTTGCACAGCCAAAGCCTGTGGAGACAAAGTTTGCTCTTGGAACAAATCTTACAACCGGAGAAGTTCTTGCCGAGGAATATGGACCGGGTATCAAAGGTCAGATTTCCCTTGATGAATACCAGAAAGAGCAGCATATCGATGGAAAGACCGTAGATGTGGACACAGGAGAAATAATCGAAGAATCCGAGGAAAACGATGGTGTTGTAGATTTTAGACAGGTAAAACAGGCATAGAAAGAAGAGGTAAAAATTATGATTAAAGAAGCATTGGAGTATATCGTTGGTTTAAAAACACCGGTTATTACTGAAATTGATGGCAATACATATTCGGACAAGCCACTTAACCGTATCAGTTACGTTCCGTATGCGAAAACCATTGGAATGAAAACATTAACGAGCCTTGTAGAGTATATCAAGGCAAATATCGACAGTATGTCAGAAAAGATGATCGTCCATGTGATTTCCCCGACGGAAGTCCACTTATATTCATCCCTTGATGCGGACAGAAAGCGGGAATATTTGGTTGAGGTCAATGCAGAGTTGCCGGATTTCCGGTTTGGAAGTTTTATCGACCACGAAAATTTTGTGATTGCTTTGCAGTCGAAATTTGTTCCAAATGAGGACAGAGATCTTGTTTTAAAATTTGCAGGAACGGTAGAAGATGGAACGGTTGCGGAGTATGGAGATGACGGTGTTACACAGAAAGCAACTATTAAAACTGGAGTGGCAAGTAAAGCAGATGCTGTGGTTCCTAACCCGGTTAATCTGATTCCATACAGAACATTCTTAGAAGTGCAGCAGCCGGCAAGTGATTTTATTTTCAGAATGAAATCCTCCTGCGGCGTGCAGTGTGCAATCTTTGAAGCAGATGGTGGAGCATGGAAAAATGAAGCAATGAGCAGAATCAAGAACTATTTGGCGCTTGAATTAAGCGAATATCCGCAGTTCACTGTGATCTCATAAGGAATTTCTGGCTTGTGAGCATCCTGTTTGCAAGCAGGGTGCGGAAAGGAAAATTATGAACAAAGTTATTCTCATGGGACGATTGACAAAAGACCCAGACATTAGATATTCACAAGGAGAAAAATCAACAGCGGTTGCAAGATTTTCACTTGCTGTAGACCGCAAATTCAAACAGGACGGACAACCTACGGCAGATTTTATTAACTGCCTTGCATTTGGCAAAAGAGCGGAGTTCATTGAAAAGTATTGCCGCAAAGGCACAAAGCTGGTCGTTGAAGGTAGCTGGCAGACCGGCAGCTATACAAACAAGGATGGAAATAAGGTGTATACAAATGAGTGCCTTATTGAAAATTGTGAGTTTGCAGAAAGTAAGGCGGCTGCGCAGAATAGCCAGCCTGCAGAAGGACCGTCGCCCAGCAGTGCAGCAGGGGATGGTTTTATGAATATTCCATCTGGAATAGATGAAGAATTGCCATTCAATTAAATATGATTAGGCGGTTGCCCAGTGTGACCGCCTGTCAATAAAAATTATATGGTCGGTAAAATATTCGACCTGAACAGTAAAAATCCCAATTTAGCCATTCTGTAATGTCAGAAAGGCATTTGAGAAGAGGTGAATGAATAAATGATGTTGATTGAAGACAAAGGGCAGAAAGAGGGGTTACATATTCTTAAGAATAGATACTTTGACTGCCACGATATAGAGGTTTTGCGTGCGCCACTCCCGGTCGGTGACTATGTAATTGCCACAGATAAGGTAATGGATGTGATTCGGAGGAAATCAGCGCGAAAGATGGAAGTAAAGAAAATGGATTTCCTCGGTAGCTACGATGTGTCCGTGGATACAAAAAAGGATATGCAGGAGATCGTAGGAAACATTTGCGGTAAAGCGCATCCAAGGTTCCGAGATGAGTGTATTTTAGCACAGAATAACGGCATTAAGTTATTCGTGCTTGTGGAGAACACGGACGGCGTAAAAACTATTGAGGATGTGTTTAAATGGCACAATCCGCGTCTGCACCGGTACAACAAGATTGCTTATATGCATAACACTGGCAAGTGGCTGAATGTGCCACTCCCAAAGGCAAAGCCGACATCCGGCGAGACGTTGGCGAAAGCAATGCTGACTATGCAACTTAAATACGATGTGGAGTTTGTATTCTGTCGGCCGGAAGATGCTGGAGCAAAAGTATTGGAATTACTCCAAGGTAAGGAGTGCTGGTAGATGGCAGAAAATAAGCGTTATTACTGGCTTAAGCTCAAAGAAGATTTTTTTGAAGAGGATGCGGTCGAATGGTTGGAGGACCAAGAAAACGGAAAAGAGTACTGCCTGTTTTACTTGAAACTTTGTCTGAAATCCATCCGGACGGACGGTGTCTTGATTCGAAATGTTGGAAAGTTATTGATTCCGTATGATGCAAAGAAACTGGCAGAAATGACACGGACAGATATTGATACCGTCATTGTTGCTATGGAATTGCTGAAAAAAATTGGACTGGTCGAGGTCATGGATGATGGAGCATTGTATATGTCCCAGCTTGAAACGATGGTGGGATCAGAGAGCGGAAGTGCTGCGAGAATGCGGAAAATGAGAGCAAAAAAGAGCGAAAAGTCACTTTGTGACAAAAATGTTACGACAGAGAAAGAGATAGAGAAAGATAAAGAGTTAGATAAAGAGAAAGAAAATACAAAAGCAAGTGAACTTGTGAGTGATTTTGATTTTAACGTGGAAGAGGCATGGGAATTTACAATCAAGGAATATCCAAAGAAAACGTCTTTAACGTCCGCTAAGATCATTTGGATGGACAAACTCTTAGAAGTTATCGAACCAAACAGAAAAGCCGTTGGAAAGCTCATATACGAAGCCACAAGGGTATATGTGGCTGATTACACGGAACACAATCCGAACGATACAGAATATCGCTACATACCCAAATACGGAGATTGGCTGAAAGAGGATTGCGACTATTGGATTCGCCAAGTTGAGAAACGAGAGAGAGGTGGTAGCAGTTGACCGAAGCAGAACAGGGAGTGATCGGTTGTGTATTGATTGACAACGATTCCATGTACAAGGTCTACAACAAATTGAAGCCGGAAATGTTCAATACGGAATTTTGCCAAGACGCATTTGCTGAAATGCTTGCCATGTATGATCGGGGCGAAAACATTAATGTCGTTTCGCTGTCGCAGGCACTTGAAAACCACAAATGGGAGCCGGAAATAATCGCCGGGGAGATTAAGGAATGTGTGACTGCAACTCCAGTATCGACAGCCATGAAAAGCTATGCGGATGCAGTAGTTAAGGACTGGCGGGCGAGGGAAACAAAGAATCTTTTTCAAAGAGTGAGCTTAAGACCGTGTGACATTGATAATTCAATCGCAGAAGTTCTCACAAGACTTGAGGAAATCCAAGTTAATCAGTTGAAGAAATCTAAGTTGATGAAGCAAATCGTATCAGAGAACAAAGATAAATACTTCAATGATGATGTTGGAGAGGACAGGGTAAAGACAGGATTTTACCATCTTGACGATTGCCTTGGCGGTCTTGAAGGCGGAGACATTACAGTTGTTGCCGCGAGACCTGGAGTTGGTAAGTCAGCTATTGTGGCACAGATAATTGAGAATATGGCAAGAAAAGGCTATAACACTTGCTACTACAACATGGAGATGAACAATAGTCAGATTTATGAAAGGTTTGTTTCAAGAATGTCAAAGATCGGTCTGACTCGAATCCGCAGGGCAAAGTCTTTTCTTGGTGGAGAGAAAGAAGCATTTGATAAGGCGAATGATGAACTTGAAAATTACCCGATCACAATTGATGATCAGACAAATGCTGTTGAGGAAATAAGAGTGCAATGTAGGCATCAAAGATATGACGTGATCGTGGTTGACTATTTGCAATTGGTACGGTGTAACCGAAAATTCAATAATCGTGCATCCGAAGTCGGGGAAGTTTCGAAGCAATTCAAAGCACTTGCGAGAGAACTTCACGTTCCGATCATCCTATTGTCACAGCTTAACCGAATATCAGAAATGAATGCAACGAAAGAGCCTACAATGTCCGAGCTGAGAGAATCCGGAGATATTGAGCAGGATGCTTCTAATATTATCCTAATGTGGAATTTGGATGAAGACAGAAAATTTAAAGGCTTGAAAGTTGAAAAGAACCGACAAGGTACACCGTTTAGAGAAGTTGTTCAGTTTGAAGGTGATCGTATGGAATTTATCGAGCGAGCTGAAACTATTGAGCAGATTCAAGCACGGATGCGGCAAAAGGATGTTTTCCGGGAATCTTGCGGCACTCCATTTGATTGATAGGCGGACAGATTATGGCATATAAAAAATTGGAAAAAGGTTCAGAGGAGTGGCAGTTTTTCAAAGATTACTATGAGTTCCGGCAGAAATACTATGAAGCTGATAATAGTGAGGAATGGTTTGAAAAATTAATACATGCAGCAGATCAGTTTTATGAGAAATACAAAAATGTGTCATTTGCAGAATATGCAAAGCAACTGATTCTGGCACATATAAGCGACGTAGATAGGAGGACAAGAAAGAACATTGGCAAAAATGGATAAAGATTATGAATTGCGTATGCAAGGAATGATTTATGCAAGCAATATCGTATCAAAAAAGGGAGTAGAAGGGTTAAAAGAAGATATTCGAATTCGGAATGTTTTAAAAGCACCGATGAAGTTTACAGCATCACAAATACGAGAGTTCTGGGATACATTGTCGGAGAATTTATACAATACCGTGCTTACGGTCACAGCACTGGTGCTTCATGAAGAATACAGATTTGGAAAGAAACGCATGAAAGAATTTAAAGCACATTTTGATAAAGCCGTTAAAGATGCAACTGATCTTGATTATATCGGGGAACATTATGTAACACTTACAGATTACGCAGTGTATCTTAATGAGCGGTTAGGAATGGATTTGAATACAGCAGTGATAAATGCTTGTGCAGATTCACATGATGAGAACAATTCACAGTATCATATGGCAAACATAGATCGTGTAATTAAAGAATTGAGAACTCATGGTTTTAAGGATGCAGCAAAATTCTTAGAAGAAAAGATTACTTAGAAGGGAAGTGGTTAGATGAGCGGACGCAAGCGAGGATGTATGCTTGATAGTTACCGTGAAAGGGTAGAAGAACTGCTGGATGCAGGCTGTACCTTCGCCGACATTTCTGACCACATGGCAGAAGAGGAGCAGATCTATGTTGAGCCTACAACGGTCGCATACTTTGTGCGCAGCCGTAAATTGTCCAGCAAGGTTACACAGGGATGCAGGAATAACAGGATTGATATACCGAAGTGTGCAGAGTGCGAGTACCGACATCTGGTCACGGACCAGTACAAAAAGCCGAGCATTTATATCTGCACCAAGATATGGGTCAGGATCAATAGTGGCTGCAAGTCCAGTCCGATGAGCTGCCCGAAACGGGATATTGAGAGGGATTGTGGACTATGAAGAAATTAAAAAACGAAATAATAATAACTGATTCAGGAAAGGAGTAATGACAGAAGCCTGGTAGACCAGGTTGAATAGGCGGGTGAGTAAGCCTTGGCGAAAAAGGAACAGAGTAGTTGCGATTAAACGTTGCAGGGTTCATAACTATTTGGCGAATGTAACTAATATCATGGGAAGCCTGATGTTCCTTATCCACGGATACAGAGCAATCTGTTAAGTGGTTGTCATGAAAAAATTAAAAGTATGTTGGGTATCAGCAGGTATCAGTAGTTTTATGGCTGGATATTTAGCCGGTGATGTAGACGAATGGATTTACATAGATATAGCTGACCAACATCCGGATAGTATCAGATTCATTAAGGATTGCGAGAATGCAATCGGTAAAGAAATACAGATATTGAAATCGAAAGAATATCGGTGCGTGGAAGATTGTGTAAGGACCTTTGGTGGTTTCAGAAATCCGGCGAATGGATTCGCACCTTGCACGAACTGGTTGAAGAAGCGAGTAAGAAAAGAGTGGGAGGAACAGCACAAGGATTGTGATCTGACATATGTTTGGGGTTTTGATCTTAAGGAGAGAAACCGAGCAGAGAGAACAGTAGAAGCCAATCTACAGGCAGCACATGAATTTCCACTCATGGACAAAGGATTAAGTAAAGAAGAGGTACATGGGTTGTTTGAACGGACTTTTGATTTTGCCCGGCCAAAGATGTACGAGCTGGGATATGCGAACAATAACTGTGTCGGCTGTGTAAAAGGCGGTATGGGTTATTGGAATCACATTCGAAAGGATTTCCCGGAAGTCTTTGAAAGCCGGGCGAAGTTGGAAAGAGAAGTCGGGCATTCCATGCTGAAAGACAAAAACGGTCCGGTATATCTGGATGAGTTGGATCCGAACAGGGGAGATATGAATACAGAGATTATGCCAGAATGTGGAATTATGTGTTATTTGGCACAAAATTAAATATTTCAAGAAAGGAGCCGAACCTCCGGCCGGGGTAACGATATATCGGGTTCCTTTTGGAAAAATGACATATAAAGAATTTTTAGCAAGTAAGAGATTTGTTTTAGAAAGCAGCGGTTTCGATATTGACAAAACAGAGTTGAATCCGATGCTGTATGAGTTTCAGAAAGACATCGTCCGGTGGGCGCTCAAGAAAGGCAAGGCTTGTATATTTGCCGATTGCGGACTCGGAAAAACACCCATGCAGTTATCGTGGGCATACCAGGTACATAAGCATACCGGCGGAAAAATACTGATTCTTGCACCATTGGCAGTAGCAGAGCAGACGCGGCGCGAAGCCGAGAAGTTTGGATATGATGCGAAAGTGGTAGAGGAACAGTCAGAATGCATTGACGGGATCAACATTACGAACTATGAGAAGCTGGATAGATTCGTAGCAAATGAATTTATCGGTGTTGTGTTGGACGAAAGCAGTATCTTGAAATCGTATTCTGGAAAAGTCAGAACTGCAATTATTCAGAATTTCCACGACACAACGTATAAACTGGCGTGTACTGCGACACCGGCACCGAATGATTATATGGAACTTAGCAATCACAGCGAATTTTGTGGAGTAATGACCAGAGCAGAAATGCTATCTATGTTTTTTGTACATGATGGCGGTCAGACTTCAAAGTGGAGATTGAAAGGACATGCAGTAGATGTGTTCTGGCAGTGGCTTGCAACATTTAGTGTATTCATCGACAATCCGGTAAATATCGGATATAAGGTGGCTGGATATGATTTGCCGCAGCTTAATATACAAGAGATCATCGTTGACGGAAATGAACCAATAAAAGAAACGCTGACACTTACGGAGCGGCGGCAGGCAAGAAAAGATAGCCTTACACTTAGGTGTGAAAAGGCTGCAGAAATTGCAAATAACTCAGATGAACAATGGCTTATATGGTGTGATCTGAATGATGAAAGTGCAAAATTGCATGAAGTAATCAATGATTCGGTTGAGGTCAAAGGCTCTGATAAACCAGAGCATAAAAGCAATTCAATGATAGGATTTTCAGAAGGTAAAATTAAATGTCTTGTCACGAAACCATCTATTGCAGGTTTCGGTATGAATTGGCAGAATTGCCACAATATGATCTTTACAGGATTATCAGACAGCTATGAGCAGTTTTATCAGGCTGTGCGCCGCTGTTACCGGTTTGGGCAGAAAAAACCTGTGAATGTGTATATTATCATTTCTGCCAAGGAAGGATGCGTAAAAGAGAACATTGAGAGAAAACAGGCTGATTTCCTCAAAATGCAGCGCGAAATGACAGAGCTTACAAAGAAAATCACAAAGAAGGAACTGAAAAGCACATGCAGGATCAGCACACCATATGAGCCGCATGTGGAAATGAAATTACCGGAATGGGAGGAATTTACAAAATGAATGTATTGGAACAGGTCATTGAAAATAAGTATGCAATTTATAATGGGGATTCATGCGAAATTGTAAGGGCGATACCCGACAACAGTATCCATTACACAATCTTTTCTCCGCCATTTGCCAGCCTGTACACCTACTCGAACAGTGATAGGGACATGGGGAACAGCAAAGGGGATGATGAATTTTACAATCATTTTATCTTTCTTGCAAAAGAGCTGTACCGTGTGACCATGCCGGGGAGATTATTAAGTTTTCATTGCATGGATCTGCCACTTATGAAAGAGCGGGATGGAGTGATCGGTTTGAAAGATTTCCCGGCAATTATTAGAAAAATTTTTGAAGATTGCGGATTTATTTATCATAGTAAAGTCACAATTTGGAAAAATCCGGTTACTGAAATGCAGAGAACAAAAGCACTGGGGTTGTTACATAAGCAAATCAGAAAAGACAGCACTATGAATCGCCAGGGAATTCCAGATTATATTGTTACAATGCGTAAGCCGGGAGAAAACCCAGAACGTGTATCACATACACATGAGACGTTCCCAGTTGATGTATGGCAGAATTATGCAAGTCCAGTGTGGATGGATATCCGGCAGAGTGATACACTGCAGAAAAAATCCGCGAGAGAAGACAAAGACGAAAGACATATTTGCCCGTTGCAGCTCGAAGTAATTCAGAGATGTATTGAGTTGTGGACGAATCCCAATGACATTGTATTAGATCCATTTGCAGGGATTGGATCAGTACCATACACTGCCGTAAAGATGGGACGCAGGGGAATTGGTGTTGAATTAAAAGAAAGTTATTATAACCAGGCTGTAAATAACCTTGAAATAGCAGTGAAGGGAGATGTTATGAAATGTCCAGTTGGTCAAATGAGTATCGAAGATTTTTTAACGGCGAACCCTGCATAAGACAAATGAATTTTGAGGACTTCCCGGAGGTGATGCCATGAACCAGATGAACATATTTGACATAATCAGGAAGCCTGTACAGATCACGAAACCTATCCGGTTGATTGAGCTTTTTGCCGGGTATGGTTCACAGGCTATGGCGCTGCGGGATATAGGTGCGAAATTTGAGCATTACCGGGTTGTTGAGTTTGACAAATACGCTATTGCAAGCTACAACGCGGTTCACGGCACGGATTTCCCGCAGATGGATATTACGCAGGTACATGCGGATGATCTGAATATCTGTGATACTGAAAAATACTGCTATTTTATGACGTATTCCTTTCCATGCACCGATTTGTCAGTTGCCGGAAAACAGGCGGGAATGAAAAAGGGGAGCGGCACCAGGTCCGGTCTGCTGTGGGAGGTGGAAAGAATTCTTTGTGAGATACAGGAAAACGGAGGAGAACTGCCGCAGATTCTATTCATGGAAAATGTGCCACAAGTACATGCGGACGCTAATAAAACGGACTTCCAGAACTGGATAGATTTTTTGACAGGTCTTGGATATGTGAGTTACTGGCAGGACCTGAACGCGAAGAACTACGGCGTTGCACAAAACAGGAACAGATGCTTTATGTTCTCGTTTCTTGGAGAGTTTAACTATAAATTTCCAAAACCAATACCGCTTGAAAAAAGACTCAAGGATTACCTGGAGGATAGTGTAGATGAGAAATATTATATTGACAATGAAAAAACTCAAAAGCTGATAAGGACACTCATTGACAATGGTACTTTGCAAAATACAATGCTAAGAACAGAACAGAACAGAACAGAACAGGCCTGCGTTGACGGAACGATTAAAGAACCGAAAAAACGAGAAGTTGCAAACTGTATCAAGGCAAGATATGACTGCGGAATATCAAGCTTGCGGTCAGACGGAAACCTTGTTGTTAATCAATCAAGCAACGCAGATTAAAAAGCAGATTGATATTGCAACAACTCTTATGGCGAGGGATTATAAAGGTTTTGGAAATCAATCTATGAATGGAGTGATTGAATGGAAGTAATAGGCAGTATATACACCGGAGTAACAGCAGATTTTCAAAGAGGTTTATATCCGATTGCAAGATGCGTAAAGGCTGGAAACCACGATTTAGGAGTTGTTTTAATGAAACAAAGAAGATTAGGAAATTTGTACGGAGACGATAGAGGAACCGGCTTTGCTGGAAATGTATGGGATAAAAACTATATTTCTCCATCTCTTACGACTGCGCAGGGGGGGATGAGGGAACCGATGATTGTTGATAAACAGATAGTTGCCATGTGTGGCAGAAATCCTGATAACCCATCAGACAGAACAGCCGGAAGTCCAACGGAACAGCGACTTGAACCAAATATGCAGGGAATCAGTAATCGCCCAACGAGTGTACAGAAAGATAATCTTGTTCTGATCAAGCAAGCCACAAAAGAAGGTTCGATCGAGTGTGAAATAGGCGGCTGCTTTGATGCAAGTTACCCTGAAAGCACAACAAGAAGAGGAAGAGTGCAGGATAAAGGGAACATCTGCCCAACCCTTACGGCACAGAATCAAGAGATTGTAAGGATCGAATCAAAATACCGTATAAGAAAATTTACACCTAGAGAGTGTGGACGGTTGATGGGAGTATCCGACGAGGACATCTCCAAAATGGCAGCGGTCAACAGTAACACACAGCTGTATAAGCAATTCGGGAACAGCATTGTAGTGGATGTTATGTGTGCCATGTTTAGAAATTTAAACATCAATCAGTAGGCAGAGCAGACCGGACAGCTCCGGTTTGCATAGGAGGATTTTATGGAAAAATGTCCATACGAAGAAAATAAGAGATGCACAAAGGACTGTAAACATGCCTTGACGTGCATTCAGAGAAAGTCGAAAAGGGAAAGGAGCAGGTAGGATGCTTGAATGTATGAGAACAGAAGCGACAAGAAAAACGGTCACGGAACAAAGGTGGATTCCGGTTAAATATCATGTAATGACAGCGGAAGAACGAAAGGCAGGAGGTTTTTCTAATGACATTGTATATTATCTCGATTGCAAGATGCCGGATGATGAGCAGGAAATCATTGCGACAAACGGGAAATATGTGTGGGTTGATACTTGCATCGTGAATGATGGGTATGCATTGGATAGCGGACACGATTGGATTGAGGATGTAATTGCTTGGATGCCACTGCCAGAGCCGTTCCGGGAAAGCGAGGAAGAACAATGAACAAAGATTTGAGTGATAAGGAAATAGAAAATTTTATTAATCTGACAAATAAGGTATTGAAAGAAATATGTCGTATATCTGATGCACACAATATAGACAGAGATAGCGCATTAAAATACTTTGCAGATATGCTTACAGCTTTTACAGAAGTTGCGACTATACAGAATTATGACAGCAAGCAGACCAACGCAGACCGGATCAGGAGCATGACGGACGAGGAACTGGCAACCAATATGATGTGTCCGAATGAAAATGGGTTAGCCGAAATTGACTGCGACAAAAATGATAATTGTAATTGTTACGAGTGCTTATTAAAGTGGCTTCGGGCAGAAAGTGAGGAATAGCATGGAGAGATTAACATATGTGGCCGAGAATGGAGAAGTTTTATTTCATCCAGCAGATTTACCGGATGATGAGGGAATTACCATTACCCAACTTGCGAAAGATGGAAGATACAAAGCCCTGGAAGAGATTGCGGAAAGACTTGCAAATAGAGAGCAAGCCGAGGAGCAGGGATTACTTCTGCGGTTGCCGTGCAAGGTTGGAGATACGGTGTATGAGACATACAGAGATGGAGAATATTGCTCGTCTTGGTGGGATATAAGACAAAGAAAATTTACACTCGCGTTTTACGAAAAACATCTCAATGATTTTCATAAAACCGTATTTTTGACACAGGAGGAAGCCGAAGCGAGATTGAAAGACATGGAGGATAGCGATGGAAGATAGATATTTATGCAAAGCAAAGCGAACTGACAATGGGAAATGGATTATTGGCGGTTTGGTACGATATGGATTTGCCGGAAGAGAAAAATACTATATCGTTCCTAATTACGCATCAGATTTATATGCTCTGGAAATTGATCCATCCACAATTTGTTGGTACACCGGACTCAAGGACAAGAACGGAAGGCTGATTTGGGAGAATGATATTCTGATGTGCCACGGAAACGCGGAAGACCTTGTAAAAGCAGCTTTTGGAGAATTTAATATAATCAATGCAGAAACGCTGGAAGTTGTTGATCGTGTTATTGGATGGCATTACGAGGTTGTTCCAACAGATGCTCTAAGTAAATGCGAACCATTCTGTTTATCAATGCCACTTACGGAAGAATATGTGAAAGCGTGCGAATTTGAGGTTGTTGGTTCGGTGTTTGACAACCCGGGACTGTTTAAGTGAGTTATTTCCATTTTGGAAACAACTCAGATACTCGAATAAATTTAGGAGGTGCAGGGATGACAGAGAATGAAGAAAAAGCAGTAAAATTTATTGAGAATATCAAAAGCCACGCAACGGTAACTCTTGACCATATCGCCAAAGAAGAGCCAAATGTAAGCCCGCTTATTTATAAAGGTAGAGAGGAAAAGGCGGACACTATACTGAAAATGATAGAAGAGTTAAGGCAGTACCGAGCAATCGGCACACCGGAAGAATGCCGGGCGGCGATGGAGAAGCAGAAACCAAAGAAGCCGGTAATGGATGGATACTGCTGTTTTGAAAGCTATGAATGTCCTACTTGTCATCATGATATTAGTAACGAACAAAAGTATTGCGATAAATGCGGACAAAAGTTGGGAGATGATGAAGAATGAGCGAAAAATTAAAGCCGTGCCCGTTTTGCGGTGGAAAAGTGAAAGTTATTTTGACAGAAAATATTCAAGTCGATGGGATTTTTTATGTTGTCACAAGAGGAAATACAAAAAAGAATAATTGCCATTGCAGACTATTTTTTGAAAGTGAATTAATGCCAAGGAATGCTTCAAAATGGACAAGAAAAGCAGTATTTGATGCTTTGGTAGAAGCATGGAACAGGAGGGCGAACGATGGGAAGATTGATTGATGCGGATGCGTTTAAAAGACAGATTGCTGGAATGACTATCGCCAATAGTTATTCTGTAAATAAGGCTAATGCATTGTGTGAGCTGATTGATGCACAGCCGATCGCCTATGATGTGGATGCGGTTGTGAAACAGCTAGAAGCGGTTGATAACCAAATCGAAATTCAGTACGAAAACAACTACGAAAAAGGTTTATCGGATGGGATTGAAAAAGCAGTCGAGATTGTGAAAGGCGGTGGTGTAGATGGCAATTAAACCGATTTTATTCAATACCGAAATGGTTCGGGCGAATCTGGACGGAAGAAAGAGTTGTATACGCAGACTTGTAAAAGGCTTTGTCCCGGATGATGCAATATGGGGTTATACCGCCTTTACACCAAAAGGGTATATATCATGCCGCGGAACATTTGCAGATGGTTACGGAGAAAAATTCTTTAAGCTGCCATATCAGCCGGGCGACATCATTTATGTCCGGGAAACATGGTACAAAGGATTAGAACGATATATGTATCGTGCAGATTACTCCGATACGGAGAAGTTTTACCAGGGCGGAAAAGAAATCGAGATGAAATGGCACCCGTCCATCCGCATGCCGAAGGAAGCCGCACGCATTTGGTTAAAGTGTACGGATGTGAGGGTGGAGCGGTTGCAGGAGATTACAGAATCCGGAGCAAAGGCAGAGGGAATACGCGGCTATACGAAAGATGGAAATCTCTATAAATATGCAGTAACTGATGATTGGTGGATTGATTATCATAATAAGCATAAAGAGATCGTCACTGGTACTTGGTGGCAGGATATGCCCAGGACGGCAAAAGACGCGTTTTCGTATTTGTGGAACAGCACCATTAAAAAATCAGATCTTGACCTATACGGTTGGAATGCGAATCCGTGGGTGTGGACTATCGAATATGAACGGTGCGAGAAGCCGGAAGGAGTGTGAAAAGGATGGATAAAAAAGAATATGAAGATATAGAGAAGAGCGCAAATATTTTAGAACATGGTGCAAGCACTAGGTGTAATACAGAAATTCAAAAGGCACAGAATTTTTACAACGGTTATCAGCAGGGAATAGAGGATTTATTAAAGTGTATTAGGACGAGTCAAAGGAGGAATGAAGATGCCTAAAGCAGTATTAATTATGGATATGCCGGAGTGTTGTGCGGATTGCCAACTGGCAGATGATGACCCAAGCGGTCTGTATTGTGTGCCGGCAGATAAGTATTACGACGGAGAAGAAAGCACGGAAGATAGAGCGAGTTGGTGTCCGCTCCGGGAACTGCCGGAGAAGGAAGAAACCACTTATCCTCAAGCGTGTTACGAAAATAGTTACTGGACGGATGAGATGAAGGCGGGCTTTAATGCCTGCTTGAATGAGATAATGAGACAAGGCATGTCAGATTCTGTCGATTGACAGATAATATTGAACATTGAAAATTGAATATTGGCGGTTGGAGTGGTATAATTTCCCTATCACAAAAGATTGGGGGAATTACAATGGACTACATCGAAAAACTTTTTAAGCAATACCCATTTATTTATTTTATCGGTGGAAAGTATTATGCATTTGGCTCATATGTTTGTTCTGAATGCGATATGCGTAGCGTGACTTTAGAGAGCAGATTCAAAGAATTTGAGGACAGCATAAAAGAAGAACTCACGCAAAAAGAAGCATGGAAAATATTCCACAAGCTGATTTTTAAAGCAGAGTGCGTAAGGGATGAACATGGTTTTTGCAGCGAACCACAAAAAGAGCTATTGAAATTTCACTTCGATGATTCAGAAATGAATGAATTAAAAGCCCAAGTCAATAGATATGTGGAATATTGGAAAAAATATTCATTTTCCGATTTTTGCTAGCTGAATTTCATAAATAGCATAACTACCAACCGTCAATATTCGATGGTTGGTATTTTTTTACATGAGACAACTATATTGGAAGAGAAAGGGCGGAGCCGTCTATGTCGGACGTGAGAATGTCTGATGCAGAATTGTTGAAATATGCTGTCGAAAATGGTATGATTGATGCAGCACTTGTGCAAGAAAAAATTGAGATGCAGAAGAGAGAGGAACTTTTAAACAAGCATCCTTATAAAATTTACCAAGGGAAGGATGGAAAATGGTATACTTATCTACCCGATAAAAAGAATGGTAGAATTTTAAAAAAGAGAACTAACAAAAAAGACATAGAAGATGTTGTTATTTCTTTCTGGAAACAGGAAGAGGAAAATCCAACAGTAGATATGATTTTCCAGGAATGGATTGATTCGAAACTCGCAAGAGAGGAAATATCAAAGTCAACAAAAGACAGATATGAAAGACAATATGAGCAATGTTTTTCAGAGTTTGGAAAGAATAAAATAAAGTCCTTATCAGAATATGATGTTGAAAATTTTGTTCTTAACGCAATTCATGATTTTAATTTAACCACAAAAGGATTTAGCAATTTGAGAACACTAATCTTTGGAATATTTAGGCTTGCAAAGAAAAAGAAGTTGGTTGATTTTAGTATTACGGAATTGGTTAGCGATATTGAAATTTCGAGAAAATCATTTAGGAGAGAGCAAAAAACTGACGAGGAACAAGTGTTTATGACGAACGAACTTCCTAGAGTAATGGACTATTTAGAGAAAAATCAAGACATAGTTAATCTCGGTATTCTTCTCTTGTTTAAGACAGGACTACGAATAGGCGAATTATCTGGACTAAAAAAATGTGATATAGATGGAAATGTTATTCATGTATGTCGCACAGAAATATGTTATGAGGATGATTCAAAATCAAGAGTATTTGAGGTAAGGGATTTTCCAAAGACAGAAGCTGGAATAAGAGATGTATTTGTTCCAGAAAATTGTTCATGGATACTACAGAAAATTCGTGTAATGAATCCTTTTGGTGAGTATGTCTTTGAGAACAATGGAAATAGAATAAGAACCTATGTATTCAGGAATCGTCTTAATACGGTATGTAAGCATACTGGAGTAGTGAAAAAATCTCCGCATAAAATACGAAAAACGTACGGAAGTATTCTTATTGATAGCGGGGTAAATGAATCACTCATTATAGAACAAATGGGGCATACCAATATAAAAACGACGAAAGAATACTATTATAAAAACAGGAAAACGAATATTCAAAAGGCAGAGGTAATTAACAGCGTTATAGGGTTATAAAATAAAGAGTATTCAAAAAGTATTCAAAGGTATTCAAGCTAAAAATGCTGAAAACATTGAATTTACTACATCATTAGCATTTGGTAGCGGGGTTCGATTCCCCTACGAACTGT